CTCATTATCTCCAGCCTCTGCTTTGCTAATGAAATTAATATAACTTGCGGTTCTTTTTTTGTAAACACCGCAGGTTATAATTAATTATAATTGGCGGTTATATATTTGATAGTTAAGGGAATGTTTTTGTAATTATTTTTAGTTCTGGGTATGGATGGGGGCGCGCACTGGTGGCGGATGAAAAAAAAGCCCGGCACGTCGGGCTTTTTGGGAGGGGTTAGACAAGCATCATGGTGGTCTGGACTGCGACACCGATGATTTGGCAGTTTCCGTTTATGGGGATTAGTGGCCATGCGGGATTAAGTCCCTTAAGGTAGCGCTGCCCCCCGTCGATAACTAGTTTTTTAAAAGTGGCCTCGTTGGAGTCTTCGAGTTTAGCTATAACTAAACTACCGTTGACTGGCGCCCTTCCAGTGTCGAAGAGAACAAATGTTCCCTCGGGGATGCTGACGCCAACTGGTGACGTCATTGAATCACCATCAACTCGCAACCAGAACCCATTACCTTGTATATGGGCGCTTGATTCGATCCACTCGTCGATGTCTTTTAGTTGGTAAGCCTCGACAGCCTCACTCCACGTGCCAGCCTGGACGCTGCTTATGACCGGGTATCTTTTTTCAGGCTTATAGCTCCCAGCAAGCGAAACATTCGAATGAGACAACCCTTCCGCTTCATCTGCCATTGATGGGCTAAAATCTTTTATGTTAACTCCAAGAAGCGAAGCAAACTCCGCAGCTCTCTTTAAGTTAAGCGCATTTTTACCCGAAAGAATCTGAGCCACAGCGCTCTGAGATATCCCTAATCTTTCCGCAACGATCTCTTGAGAAAGTCCCAACTCCTTCTTTCTGCTTTCATAAATGGATTTCAGGCTTAGCGCATCACTGAGTTGTTCAGGGGAAAGTGGTTTTTTCTTCATGGGTTAATCTCCAGTTCCTTATGAAATTATCACCGCTGGGAATAATAATCAATAACCGCAGGTGTTGCAATAAATACAACCGCTAGTTATATTTATGTCGGGAGGAAACTTATGGAAAAACTCACGTTAAAAGAATTCGCAGACCGATTCGGGCAAGAAAGTGCTGCCAGTGCTCTCGGTGTCAAACAAAGCGCCATCAGCAAAGCTATTCGAGTGAAAAGAAACGTAACTGTGACGCTCCTGAAGGACGGGGCGGCTAGTGCTGAGGAGATTAAGCCTTTTCCTAGCCAAAGGCTTAAAGGGGTGTGACATGTCACCAGAGCAATTCATACGCAAACACATAACCGCCGTGCTGGTGGATGAGGGGTTTCCTTCAGGTGTCGCAGGGGGGCAGAGCACGGCGTTGATTATTACCGACGAATGTCGCAGGCCAGCAAAAAAGGAGGTTGTTTCGATGATTGCCTGTTTCGCGCCCGTCAATGGGCGCTTGGGCAAATCACAGCAGCAGAGAGAAAAACAGGAAAAAGAAAAGCCGGGAAGAGTTGCACCTCTGACCAGCTACTTTGATCGGGGAGATAAATCATGAATAACGATATCAGAACGTTCGATTTTAAATCAAGCGCTGGAGAGCTTTTAGCTTCAGTTAGAACGGTGACGATTGAACAGACTCCGTGGTTTTTCGCTATGGATGTGTGTGACGCTCTGGAGCTAACAAACTCATCAATGGCGTTACAGTCTGTTGATGAAGAAGATAGGGGTGAACATAAGCATTACTTAGGTTCAGGTCGAAAGCCTTTGCTGGTTAACGAATCCGGCCTCTACGCACTCATCCTTAAAAGTCGGAAAAAGAAAGCTAAACACTTTAAGCGCTGGGTTACGTCTGAGGTGATTCCGTCAATTCGCCGTACCGGTTCTTATAGTCTTTCACCCGTCAGTGAAATTCCCAACTTTAGCGATCCGGCAGCAGCTGCGCGTGCGTGGGCTGACCAGTATGAAGCCACGAACAAGGCGATTGGTTATGCCCATCGTCAAGCTCAGTACATTGAGCATCTGGAAAACCTGTTTAAGCCAGGAATAACACCAGTGAAATTCTGCAAGCAACTGAACGGCGTCAACGTTCAGCAGGTTAGCGCGTTTCTGGAAGAGCACAACTGGCTGTATGACGATCGCCCCGAATCCAGCCACCCCGCATGGCGCGTTAAGTCGTATGCACGCGATCAGTACCTTACCGAACGGCGCAACCAAATAGAGCGAAATGATTTCGATAGCTTCGATGCCTACACGCCAGTTCTGCTACGGAAGGGGGCTGTCTGGCTTTATCGCCAATACCTGAAAGGTTGCCTACCCATGAAGAAAAACTGGAACGGCGAATTTACTCACGACAAAGAATTGGCAGGTGCCGCATGAGTATGGATCTGATGGTTCAGGCCATGAAAATTAAAGTGGGTAACCCATTACGCAAGTTAGTGCTTCTAAAGCTGGCTGATAACGCCAGTGACAGAGGGGAGTGCTGGCCGAGTTACCAACACATCGCTGACCAATGCGAAATAAGCAAGCGCTCGGTAATGAATCACATTGATGCTCTTTGTGATTGCGGAATGCTTAAAAAAGAGCTTCGCAAGGGGCCGAAAGGGAACTCAAGCAATGTTTATCGCATCACGCTAAATAGTGCAGGAGATTCACTAGGGGGTAGTGCAGGAGCTGATCTACATGGTGCAGGAGATTCACCACATAGTGCAGGAGATTCACTAGTGGGTAGTGCAGGAGATTCACCCAGAATCAGTCACTCTTTTGAACCAGTCAATGAACCAGTCAATGAACCTTTAAAACCTATTGGCACATCGGCTGGCGCCACTATGCTGGCACGCTCTGCAAAGCAGGAATATTCACAAGAGTTTGAATCTGCTTGGCAAGCCTACCCTAAGCGCGCTGGTGGTAATCCGAAGAATTCAGCTTACAAGGCGTGGAATGCACGACTCAGGGAGGGCGTAACCCCCGAAACCATGCTGGAGGGTGTTAAGCGCTATGCGGCATTCGTCACCGCCACCGGAAAATCGGGATCGGAATACGTCAAGCAGGCTGCGACTTTCTTCAGTCCCGATAAACACTTCAACGAATCATGGCAAGCGCCGCAGGCATCAGGAGGTGTACGCGCTGTAAGCCAACACACTGGCTTCTCATCCCGTGACTACGGGAAAACGAATATTCCTGCATGGGCTAGGGAGGCTAAGTCATGACTGTACATAGCGAAAATATCAGAAACATCGAGTTTAAGCTTACGGAGCTGCGCCATGATGAGGCGTTTAGTGAGGGGCGACTCACGGGGCCGAATGAGGTTTACCAGCAGATCGAACAAATGGATTGTGCTTGCACAACGCATGGCGCTTACAAGGGATTTCGCGCATCGATTGATGCTCGCGGCCGCACGATTGAAAAATTCTCTCGCTGCCCGATCTGCGTGGAGGGAGATATCCATAGCGCTGAAAACGAACACGCGAATGCCATCACAGGCGCACTGCTGGAAAGGGCGAACATTCCACCGCGATTCATGCACTGCGAATTCTCCAACTTCCAGCCTGTGACGCCTAAAGCGGAGGATGTGGTCAGTATCGTGAGCGCTTATGTCGATGCATGGCCCAACATGCTGGCGACCGGTACAGGGCTAATCCTTTGCGGAAAACCCGGCACTGGAAAAAACCATCTGGCGATCGCCCTGATGAAAGAGCTGGTGCGCCAGCATCAGGCAAGCGTATTGCTCACGTCAGTTATGCGAATGATCCGCGCATTTAAGCGCTGCTGGTCGCGCACTGGAGATTTTACCGAGGACGAATTGATTGGAGTGTATACCGATTGCGACCTACTGATTATCGATGAAGTGGGTGTGCAGTACGGCACGAACGCTGAACAGGTAGTGCTATTCGACATCATCAACACGCGATATGAAAACATGATGCCTACCGTGCTGATCAGCAACCTGACACCATCGCAAATTTCGGAGGCTATCGGCGAACGTCTGACCGATCGCATGAGTGAGGGGGATGGCGCGGTGCTGGTTTTTGATTGGGATAGCTACAGACCACAGAAAGTCGTGGTGGCTGAATGAGTGCATTCTGGAAAAATTACGATATCGAAAGCGCCTTTATCGGTTGCTTATTCCTGCGCGGACTTGATAGCGAGGTTTCGGAGATTATTTCAAGGGTTCCAGCGAGTGCATTCGCTGCTTTCGAGTACCGCGAAATTTACAAGGGGATATGCCTACAGGCCAAAACCATTAATGCCATCGATCCTGTGCTGCTGAGCGATTCTATGCCAGAGCGATCATCAATAATTATTGAAACAGGCAGGATGGCACAGGGAACGGCGATGCTGAAACCCTATGCTAATTCTCTGTTGCGTAACGCTGCCATCCGTGCAGCCGAAGACACCTTAAGCAATGCACTAAAGCTTATTGGGGGAGCCAGAACACCAGAAGAGGCAATGAGAGCGGTCAACGACACAAAAGAGGTGGTGGCGTCACTCAGCTTTGATTCCAGCAAAATCAGCCCGATTCATATTGATGAATTATTACCTCGCGTCGTTGATCGCCTGGATGCGAAGTTGGCCGGAAAGGATGACGGGCGGGCGCTACTTACAGGGATTGATGATCTGGATTTACTTACTGGCGGATTCGACCCTACCGATCTGATTTTTATCGCAGCGCGGCCATCAATGGGGAAAACAGAATCGGTTCTGGATATTACCGATAGCGTCAGCGCTAAAGGCGGCGGCGTTCTTCTGTTCAGCATGGAAATGTCAGATGACCAAATCACTGATCGTATGGTTTCCGCTGCTGGTGGTCTTCCTGTATCTAAATTGAGGGCGCCAGAAAGCCTTGATGATGAAAGTTGGGCGCGGATCTCTCAGGGGATAGGTCAGATGACTGGCCGGCCGATCTGGATTATTGACGCCTCAGAGTTGAACGTTGAGGAGATCGAAAGTATTTCAGTGGCACACCTGGAATCTCACCCTGAAACGGCGCTGATTGTCGTTGACTATCTCGGCCTGATTAAAATAGCGGGAAACAAACGCCATGACCTTGAAATAGGGGATGTATCAAAAGGACTGAAGCGCATAGCGAAGAAACAGCGGAGGCCAGTTGTCGCCCTAAGCCAGCTATCAAGAAGCGTTGAATCAAGACCAAATAAGCGCCCGGTTAACGCCGACCTTAAAAACTCAGGGGAAATAGAGGCTGATGCGGACATCATCATGATGCTGTACCGCGACGAAGTTTATAACCCTGAATCACCCGCCAAAGGCATCGCCGAAATAAACATTACTAAAAACAGGAATGGGCCACTAGGGACGGTGTATCGCCGCTTCTTCAACGGGCATTTTTTCCCAATCAACCAGGATGAAGCGAAAAGACTGTCTACCCCTGAAGTTAAGCAGACTGGCAGATCTCGTCCTTACAAAAAAAGCTATCGCAACGGGAGTGACAACAATGCGTACTGATAACAAAGAACACAAAGCCCTTTTTGCCATCCCTTCACCGTCACATAGCACGGAGATAGCGACAACAAAGCCGCTGCCACCTCAACGGGCGATTACAGGGCATAAACAAACAGATGCTTATCTGTGGGTTCTGGAGGTTATCCAACTGAATGAGCCCGCGCATCTGTCAGCGGCAGAGGAAGCGCTCAGCAAGCTGAAGATAACCCCAAAGGATGCTCAGCAGCGTTACACAGATCATCTGGCAAAGTCCGGCGCTCACCCAATGCAGATAGCGTTTGGCGCCATGTTTCTTGATAACCCGCAGGGATACATTAACAGGGCGAAAGAAGCCATCAGCAAAGCCTCAGAGGTACGGGCTGTTTTCGGTAGTTATGAAGCTGCCCTGGAAGACACTGAAGCCGAAAAAAGGATGTTGTCTGGTGAAATGGCTGATGTTTATTCAACGTACTGGGGGTGGACGAAAAAAGAGATCAAAGATAATTGCAGACACGGCCATCGCATCTTTGAAGTTGATGAACAACGATATGCCATGTCAAAAGGCTTCAAAGATCGACTACCAGAACCAGAAACACTGTCTGATGTGGTGCGCGAGTTTCACTACTGGGGCTGGCTTTACTGGCTGCGCCATAGTGCAGCCAAAGAACTCGGTTACGAATACGGCGATGGTGAACGGGCTTATATCAATGACAGGGAAGACTATCTGCGGGATAGGCTGGCAACTATCAAGCCGATATCCCGCAATGAGGCGCTAGAAGTCTGTAAATGGGTATTGGCAAACGAGAGCTTAAACGATCTGGGTGAGAAGACGGATAACATCATTTTAAATCTGGTTGGGGAGTGTGGCTAATGCGTATTAAATTTCCTATAGTACCCATCTCCCTCGCGCGCGCGCGCGTTTAGGGGGTGCATTTTGCCTCTCGTTTCCACTTTCAGGGTTGACTGGTTCCGCGTAATTACCGACATCACACGCACCGGCGTATCGCTATATGACTTAGCTCATGAGGTGGGTGTATCAAAGTCTGCGGTTATTGGTTGGAAATCCGGTGCGGAGCCTAAACACGGGGATGGTGAGAGTTTAATAGCCATGTGGTGTCTAGTCGCGTCCAAGCAGCGTGAACGCCTGCCAGTTGTTGTTTATAGGCAGCAGTTTCTGTTTAAGGGGAAATTACCCCATCGAGGCGGCGGGAAATCGCCGCAATGAGTAATGATGTTGATGGTGGGCATGGAAAAGCCCACTAAATTAATAAGATTAGTCAGGTTAACCAGGTCGCTGTTGCGGCCTTTTTTCATGACGCTACTCAGGAAAATTTTGTCTCAGTGCCTTATGGTACTAGTTGCGAGGTTGTCAACAGGGTGACCGATGGTCACTATGGTCTTAATTAAAGATGCAAGTCATTGATTAAGATTAATTCGGGTGAATCGTCTGAGTCAGGTTTACTGACTCGCAAATCTGCAAGCACACCCCTTTGTCGTTAAAAACACCCACTTCGAGCAATAAAATTCATATGCACTTTCCCCTATGTTTTATGCACGATTTATTCACCACTTTTTGACCAATCTTAGAGAGAAAACATAGAGAAATACGCACTTCACACACATTGCGTGATGAGTGCTGTTTCGGCGGTGCGCAAAAGCGCCATTATGTTAAATAGCCCCATAAATCTGCATTTTTTGGTCGGGAAACCGACCGCGGGGCAAGGGAATAATTGCGACTCTCAAACAGGAGACGTAATCATGGGTCGACCAAGAAAACAGATAGAAACGCCGGGAGCCGCTACAGCAGGTGACGAAACGGCATCTGCCGTTACGTTGTTAAACTCCACCCCAGCCAACACACAGGAACAGTTACACGCCGCCACCGCTGGCGCCACGGTGCTAACGGTGGCGGGTGCCGCTACAGCAGAGGGTACGGGAGTGGGTACAGAGGGCGGCAGTCCTGCGGCGCTAACCCCTGTCACGCTTACACCAGAAGCTCTCGCGGCGCGAAACGAAGCTCTTTCAGGCTTGAGCGCTGAAGCATTCAAGATCATCACTAAATTTGAAGCCTACGGCTTTATTGATGAGCACGAAAATCCGCTAACTAACTGCCTAGACTTTATCGAACTGGTCAAATTAGCGACCACCAGCCAAACAACCACAGCAGCAATCGTGACAGAAGACGGCCAGCTTAAAACCTTTTCAGCGCCCGTTCTCACCGATCGCGGTTGGCTGGTTAAGTAAGGGGATCGCTATGTGTGGAGGAACGCCAAGCGTAGTGCAGAGCAATCCTGAGGCAGACGCAGCAGCAGCAGCAGACGCCGCGGCCAAATCAGCCAACGCGGACGCGGCAGCACGCAAGAAGCGCAAAAAGGGGTCGTCTTTGCTGGCTAACGGCGCGGAGGGGGCCGCGGACAGCAACACATCACTGCTATCGAGTGGCGCAAGCGGTAAAAGTAACTTAGGGGCGTAATGATGGATGATATTGCCGCAAAGCTGATCCGGCGTACCGATTCACTCAAGGCTATTCGTCAGCCGAATGAGGCGGTATGGCGTGAGTGCTACGACCACACCTATCCGCTGCGCGGTGCTGGTTTCTCATCTGACGTTCTTGATGCACAGAGTGCGAGATCGAAAGTCGCAAAGCTGCTGGATGGTACCGCGACTGATAGCGCCAGAATTCTGGCCTCTGCGCTTATGTCTGGCATGACACCAGCTAACGCGCAGTGGCTGGACTTAAACAGCGAAAGCCTGACTGATGACGAAAAGGCATGGCTTTCTACATGCGCAACGCTGGTGTGGGAAAACATTCACGCAGCCAATTTCGACGCGGAAGCGTATGAATCATGCCTCGATGTCGTATGTGCCGGCTGGTTTGCGCTGTACATCGATGAGGACAGGGAAGAAGGAGGCTACACATTCCAGCAGTGGCCGCTGCCGCAAGTATACGCAACGTCCAGCCGCCGTGATGGCATCGTAGATACAGTTTACCGCTGCTATCCACTCACCGCTGAACAGGCTGTGAAAGAGTTTGGCGGGGATAAGCTGAGCGACAAAATCAAGGATGCTGCGAAGACAAAGCCCGACACCAAATTCGATTTTATTCACGCAATTTTCCCGCGTGAGAGTTACGTGGTTGATGCGCGACTCGCAAAGAATATGCGCTTTGCGTCGTATCACATCGAAGTGGCAGAGAAGCGCACGGCGCGTGAGTCTGGTTATCACGAATTTCCTGTCGCTGTTCCGCGCTGGATGAAAATACCGGGCAACCCGTACGGCGTCGGCCCCGTTTACGATGCGCTGCCGGATTGCAAAGAGCTGAACGAAATTAAACGCATGGAGAAAGCCGCACAGGATCTGGCTATTTCCGGCATGTGGATTGCGGAAGATGACGGCGTGCTGAATCCGCGCACCGTCAAGGTGGGGCCTCGGCGGATTATCGTAGCCAACAGCGTAGAAAGTATGAAACCACTTCTGACTGGCGCAGATTTCAACGTCGCATTTACGGCAGAGGAACGGCTACAGGCGCAGATACGCAAGATTCTGATGGCTGACCAGCTCCAGCCGCAGAATGGCCCCGCAATGACAGCTACGGAAGTTCATGTGCGGGTAGCGCTAATTCGTCAATTGCTCGGTCCTGTCTATGGACGCTTCCAAGCTGAATACCTTCAACCCCTCGTTGAGCGCTGTTTCGGTATCGCGTTCCGCGCTGGCGTATTCCCGCAAATGCCAGACAGCATGCAGCAGGCCAATTTCAATGTTCGCTATATCTCACCGCTGGCGCGTGCGCAAAAGCTGGAGGACGTAACAGCTATTGAGCGCCTCGGTGCAAACATGGCTCAACTGGCGCAAATCAATCAGCAGGTTACCGACTTGATAGACACCGACCAGGCTACGCGCGTGATTTCTGAGGCGCTAGGCGTCCCAGCGAAAGTTATTCGCAGTGCTGGTGATGTCGCAACATTACGCGACCAACGCGCACAGGCGCAGCAGCAGGCGGCACAGCAGCAAATGATGATGCAGGCAGGGCAGGAAGCCGCCAGCGCAGCAGGGAAAGAGGCTGGGACGTCAATCATTCAACAGATGGCAGGTAACCAGTAATGCTAAAGCAGGTGCGACCAGAGGACTACAGACGCATTTTTGAAGAAACACCAGGCGGCGCGGAGGTGCTTGACGAGCTAACCCGCCGTTTCGGTGGTGCAGTTTTTGTGAAGGGCGGCCCTGAGGGTGATCGCCAGACATGTTTTAACGCCGGGCGACGCGATGTGCTCGATTTTATTTTACGCAGGCTCAACGAAGCTGACGGGGTAAGTGACGATGTGGTGGAAGATTAAATATACGCTCATGAATGCTGACGCTGGCGCTGATGGTGGTGGTAATGGCGGCGGCGCTGATGGTGCAGGCGGCGAAGGTGGCGGCTCAATCCTTGAATCTGGCGCCCAGGGGCAACCTGGCGCATCTGATTGGGTGCCAGAAAAATTCCGTGTTATGGGCGAAGACGGAAAACTCAATATCGAAAGCTCTGCACGGAAACTGGCGGAAGCACACGCGGGCTTAGAAAAGCGATTCGGTAGTGGGGATGTGCCGCCTAAAACGGCTGATGAGTACGCGCCTAAGGTGGAGGCCGAAGGGTTTAATTGGGAAGAATTCAAAGCCGATCCTGAAATGCAGGGCTTTCTTAAATCCGCTCACGCAAAAGGGCTGACCAACGATCAGCTTGGTTTCGTGTTGGGTGAATACATGCAGCGCGCTGGCGGACTGGTTAATGGTGCCGCAGAGCTGGATCAGGAAGCGGCCGCAACCGCGCTTAAAGAAACGTGGAAAACCGACGCGGAATTCAAGCAAAACATTGGGCTGGCGTACCGTGCGTTTAAATCCCTCGCGGAAGATGGCGACGACATTAACGCGATCGGCAATAACCCGATGGTTATCCGCATGCTGGCGAAGGTCGGTAAAGAGATGCAGGAGGATTCCCCTGCCGGTACAGAAGTGAATCTGGAAGAGCAACAGAGCGTCCGTGACCTGATGAAATCAGAAGCCTACACGAATCCGAAACACGCAGATCACGAACGAGTGTCAGCGCGCGTCCGGGCTTATTACGCAAAAACCTACGGCGAACAGCCAGTAGCATAATGCCGTAACATGTCACACCAAGCCAGCCTAACCGCTGGCTTTTTCATTTGGTCGGGAAACCGACCGCATACACTCTGCAAAATCACTCCACCAGCCCGGCGTGGTAGCCGGATACCTGAATTCCCGTCGCCTGTAAACGCCAAGCAGTCGATGTAATGGGCCGAGAAATCGATACCCCGCAGGCGAAACAAATTTGGAGTGTACATCATGCCTTTTGATGCCAATAAAAACATGATCACCGCTGCGTTCGTGCAGCAGTTTCATGATTCATTTGAAATTGCATCGCAGCAAAAGGACTCCCGTCTGCAAGCTGCTGTGCACGATCGCGGGCAAATCACCGGTGCGTCGTTCACGATCAACGACATGGGCACCATCGAAATGAACGCCATCACCACGCGATTTGGTGACACGGTATGGGATGTGCCGGAAGCGGGTACCCGTAACGCACTGATGGCGGACTACGGCGTATTTGTTCCCGTTGAAAAGCGCGACTTACGCAAACTGATTGCCGACCCACAGGGGCCGTATCTTCAACTGACTCTGGCCGCAGCCAATCGCCGAAAAGACACGGTTATTTATCGTGGGCTGCTGGATGCCGTGCCGCGAAAGACTGAGGATAACGGCGCGTACACTAACGTTGTACTGCCTGCATCTCAGAAAATCGTTGCTGGTGGCACTGGATTAACAAAGGCCAAGCTAATTGCAGCAAAAGCTATGTTCCGCCGCAACGAGTGCGACGAGCAGAACGGCGAGGATCTATACATCACGTATAACGCCGACATGCTGACGCAAATCCTGAGCGATACCACTCTGACCAGCGCGGATTTTATGGCTGTGAAAATGCTGCAAGAAGGGAAGTTGTCTGGCTCATGGCTTGGTTTTAATTGGCTGGCATATGAAGCGCTGGACTCTGTAACCAATGCGGGCGTTACAACGAAAACCGCAGCAGCATGGGCTAAGACTGCTGTTCATTTCGGCACTGGTGCTGAATACAACACTGACATTGGGCCACGCCGTGACAAAAACAACACCATCCAGATCTCTGTGGATGCGTCTTACGGCGCAGGCCGCGCCAACGAAAAGAAAGTCGTAGCGATCGATTTCGTCGCCGCATAACGCCAGCGCCCTTGCCGGGGTAACTCCCGGCTTTTTTATTCAAGGATCACGCTCATGGCTTCCAGTGTTTCCATCTGTTCAAATGCACTTCTGGTGCTTGGCGCTAACCCAATCAACAGCTTCGATGAAGCGACCAGCCACGCACGCCTTTGCTCAAACATTTACCCATCGGTTCGTGATGATTTGCTGCGTAAACATCCGTGGAATTGCGCGGTTAAACGAGTGGTTCTTTCCCCGTCCAGTACGCCGCCCGCGTTTGGGTTTTCGTATCAATTCCCTTTGCCTGGTGACCTGCTGCGCATTCTGTCAGTTGGTGATGAGCATGACGATATTCGCTACCGGATCGAGGGGCGAAAGCTGCTGGCGAACATCGGCGTTATAGAGCTGCGTTACATCTTCAGAAATGAAGATGAATCAACGTGGGATTCCGCGCTGGTCGGTTTAGCCGAAGCAATGATGTCCGCGAAACTCGCCTACGCGGTAACAGCATCGGCCAGCCTGCGCGATACGCTGACGCAAGAAGCGGCTTATTTGCTGCGCCAAGCCAAAGCTATAGACGGGCAAGAGGAACCACCTGAAGAACTCGGCGGCTACCCCACTATGGATGCGAGGTTTTAGTTATGCGCGCCAATATTATAAAAACCAACTTCACAGCGGGGGAGATTTCCCCGCGCCTCATGGGGCGTGTTGATATTGCCCGATACGCCAACGGCGCAAAGCGTGTAGAAAATGCGGTTTGTGTTATTCACGGCGGCGTAATGCGTCGGGCTGGTACCCGTTTTTGTGCAGCGACGAAACACGCAGACAAGAAAACGCGCCTCATTCCTTTTGTGTTCAACCGCTCTCAGGCTTACATGCTTGAGTTTGGCGACGGATATGTGCGCTTCTACCAGAACGGCGCGCAGATCGTTAAGGATGACAACACGCCTTACGAAATCGAAAGCCCGTATCTGTCTGAGGATTTGGCAGAAGTTCGTTTCGTTCAAAGCGCCGACACAATGTTTTTGGTTCACCAAGAGGTTCCGCCGTTCCGCTTGCAGCGTAAAGGGCAAACTGAATGGGTGTTAGAGGCTGCGCCTTTCATCGTTAGACCGTTTGAAGAAATCCGAGACACACCGGAAAAATGGTGCAAGCCGTCCGTTAAGGAGTTTGTCGGCTCAGCCATTACGTTAACGCTATCCGATGACGAAGAAGGTGGGGCTTTTACTGGTACCGGATGGGTGGCCGCTGACGTAGGTTCTTACGTCAGAATAAATACCGGACTGGTACTGATAAACACAGTTGAAAGCGCACAGATTGCAAAGGGTGTGATTCGTTCAGACCTGAGCGCCACGCAAGCAGCATCACCAGGCGCGTGGACGCGCGAGGATAGCGTATGGTCGGAAGAATTAGGCTACCCCGGCGCGGTAACGTTTTACCAGCAGCGGTTAGTTTTCGCTGGCTCCCCCAGCTATCCGCAAACTGTCTGGTTTAGTGAAACAGGCTCCTATCTCAGCTTTGAGATCGGCACTGAAGATGATGACGCTATGTCATTTACGGTTTCGTCTGACCAGATAAACCCTATTGTGCATCTGGCGCAGATGAACACACTAATAGCGCTGACGTACGGCGGCGAGTTTACGTTAACGGCTGGCAGTGACTCAGCTATTACGCCAACCAACATTTCCGTAAAAAACCCCAGCCCGTACGGATGCAATAACATTCGCCCGATCCGGGTCGGTACTGAAATTATGTTTGCTCAGCGTGCTGGTCGGAAGATATTCGCAGTTGCCTATGACCCTGACAGCTATGTCGCGTACTCAGCCAACGATATGTCGATCTTGTCTGAACATATTACTGAAAGCGGCGTAACGGAAATGGCCTACCAACAGCAGCCGGATTCGTTTATCTGGCTGGTTCGTAACGATGGCGTACTGGTAACGATGGCGGTTGATCGTGGGCAAGACGTGATCGCGTGGTCGCGCCAGATAACTGACGGAAATTTCGAGTCGGTAGCGTCCATCCCGTCAGAAACAGACGATGTGGTTTACGTGATTGTTAGCCGAGAAGTAAACGGCGCGCCGGTTCGCTACGTGGAAATGCTTGATACCCGCCTTAACACCGATTCCGCAGTGACGGGCGTCAGTGATGCAGGCGCTGCGGTCTGGTCTGGACTCGCGCACCTTAACGGAAAGCCTGTTGATATCGTGGCTGACGGTAGTGTGATGCCTCAGCAAACGGTTAGCGGTGGACAAATCACGCTATCCCGCGCCGCAACGCATGTAGAAATCGGCCTGCATTACGACACATCAATTGAGACGCTGACGCCTGAAGTTGCCACAACAGAGGGGACGACACAGAACGCGAAGAAGCGCACCAGTGAAGTAACGATGCGCTTCCTTGAAACCACAGGTGCGGAATGTAACGGGCAGGTTATCCCGTTCCGTCAGTTCGGCCCCCAAATCCTGAATAAACCCGCACCGCTTTTCACTGGTGATCATTCCTGGGGAAAACTCGGCTGGGAAAAAGGCGAAGACTCTTTACTCATCCAGCAGCGACAGCCATTACCGTTCCACCTGCTGGCGATCATTATCACATTTACCAGTAACGGGGGCTAACCGTGATTCGACAGGCAACAAAAGAAGATATCCCGGCGCTGGTGCTGCTGGGGATGCGCATGCATCAGGAATCCAGTTATCGAAATTTATCGTTCGACGTAGAAAAGTGCGCAGGACTGGCCGACCAGCTGATCGCGTCGGAGTATGGCGCCGTGCTGGTGGCAGAAAAAGATGGGGAGATTATCGGCTGGATGGCGGGTGGTATTGCTCCTTTCTGGTTTTCTCATGACCGCATGGCGTTTGAGTACGGTGTATTTATTGATGCCGATCAGCGCGGTGGCAGTGCAGGATATCGACTGGTGAAAGAATTTGTCCGCTGGGCGAAAGAGCGTGACGTTGTAGAGATTCGTATGGGTATCACTACCGGTGTCCATGAAGAGCGCACTGGCGACCTGTATCAACGGCTTGGCTTGCAGCGCACCGGATCGCTGTATTCGATGGGGGGTTAACGATGTGTACTGGTGTAGAAATAGCGTTGGTTGCATCGTCCGTGCTGGCGGCTGGTGCCGCAACAGCAAGCGGCATGCAGCAGAAAAAAATGGCTGACTATCAGGCAGACCAGGCGCAAGCAGATGCAGATGCGGCAGCGGCAGCGGCGCGGGTACAGGCGGAGAAGATTCGTAAGGCTGGTGCGGCACAGGCGGCACAGGCCAACGCAGCATATGCCGCTTCTGGCGTTGAAACGGGAGAGGGTACCGCATTGCGGATCACGTCTGGTATCACTGGTGATGCGGAAGAAGATGCAACCATGACCGTTCTAGGCGGGCAGGATGCGGCCACCAGATATCGAGCACAAGGGCAGGCTGATCGGATTAGCGGGCGTAACGCAGCGACATCGAGCTACATCAGCGCGGGATCGTCTCTCCTGCAAGCGGGTGCTACGGGGTATTCTGGTTGGAAGCGAGCAAGCCCTACCGCCACAACGAGCACAAAAACCAATTCTGGCGCGTCATCAAACAACATGTTCGGCAACATGGGGATTAACTGATGCGCATACCAACGGGCAATTTTGGCAACGCAGTGCCTAATCCACAGCCGACGCGAGTTAACGTAAGCGGGACGGGGGCAATAGGGCAAGCTGTGGCGGGGCTGGCAGAGGATGCAAAGCAAGAAGTTAACGCCGTTGTCCGCGCCCGCGCCGGTGAATCGATGCTTGATTATCAGATCAAGTTGAAAGACGTTAATGAATCCATACGCCAACAGGTGGAAGATGGGACGTTGCGTGCTGATCAGGTGGAGAACGTCTATCACGAAGCCGTGGCAAAACTTGATAAACCTCAATTTGCAGGATTGGGTATTGCAGAAACGCAGGTGGCGGAAGGTGGATTAAAGCGCTACGAATCAGACGGGCTGACTACTGCGCAGGGGTACGCCCGTGCAGCGCTAAAAATTGAAGCGCGCGATCAGGTAGATAGTGGGCTGGATAAGCTGGGTAAGCTAACCAATTACCCCGGTGCGGATATCGAAAAAATTAATGCCATGTCCGCCGCTTATGAGCAGCAAGGGCGATTAGCGTACGGTTCTCAATGGTCGAAAGTGCGCCAGAATTTTGTGGATAAAAACTGGTTTAATCAGGCTCAGCAGAAGCTGATGGAGGCCAGAAATAACGGCGGTGCGCTGTCTGACTTTAGTAACCAGCTCACATCCGAAAAAGGCTTCTACATCGACAAACTCGACCCGGATAAGCGTAACGCACTACTGAATCAAGCTATGGGCTATCAGACCCGATTAGAAGCGAAAGCAGCAGCGGCAGAGGCGAAGCGCGAAGCGCTGGCGGCCAGAACGTATAATTCTTTTGCTCAGCAAGTGTATTCAGATTTACCAACAACGGCAGAGCAGCAGGAAAGACTGATTGCCTCAACAAGAGGAACCAGCGTAGAAGCAGAGGTGAAGGATTTACTTTCCGATCAGGACACCATACGGAAGGTTATTTCAGCTGGTCCTGCTGAGTCACAAAATTACGTCAATAATCTGTATGCGGAATTGAATGCAAATGGCGGTGACATGCGGCAATGGCGACTAGCTCAGCGCTTGACTAATGCCGTGCAGAAAAACAATAAGCAGTTAATGGAAACCCCGCTCCTGTTCAACCAAAACCGTACAGGTGATGCAGTTACGCCGCTCGACATGACCGCATTAAATCCTACCGCCGCAGCTGCAATGAGTGCTATGGATGGGGCTGACATTACTCAACGGTTTGGCGCGTCCATTACTGATCGGTCAGCTACCATTGATGCTGTGCGGAATAATACAGGCGTTAATGTCCCGCGCCGCTTACTCCTTCCGCAAGAAGCATCATATCTATCTGGAGAATTAAAAAAACAATCAGTTGAGGGGCAGGCTGGACTGCTATCCCGCCTGAGGAACGCGGTAAATAGCGACGCTGATTACCAATCAATCATGCAGCAAATAGCCCCTGATAGCCCGATTACAGCCTATGCTGGCAGCCTTGCCGTAACCGACACCCCGCTTACGGTAGAAAGCAATTATTTCTCAGATGATGTGACGGTTACGGGCCAGCAGGTTGCACAGCGCCTGCTTACTGGTAACCAGATTCTTAACCCATCAAAAGAGCAGCGAAACGAGGACGGATCGCCTAAAAACTTCCCCGTCCCGCCTCAAAAAGAATTCACAAATGCAATCGCCGATAAGCTCGATGGGGTATTCGCTAATATGCCTCAGGCATACCAGCAAAGCGATCAGGCCATTCGCTCCTATTATGTTGCGCGTGCCGCCGAGAAAGGGCTAATAACGGGGGCTGTAGATCAGGACATTCTTGATGAATCAATCAAAGCGGTGATTGGTACCGTAGTTAGTGTGAACGGTCAGAAAACCATAGCGCCGTGGGGCATGTCGGAATTATCGTTTAAAACTGCATCAAAGAGAGCGTTTTCGGATGCCGTAACCAGTCAGGGGCTGCCTGCTGCGGCGCTTGATAAATTTGACAGCATGGGCATGCAGTACGTTGGTAAGGATCAGTACCTGATGATTTACGGGAAATCCCCTCTGTTAGACCCATCGGGTAAAAAAGTGATCATCAATCTTAGCGGGGCGGGCCAATGAACATTTTAGACTTTGACGCTCGCGGACTCGAAACCGTAAAAAACCAACCTGGAGGAATCCAGCTTCAGGATATCGGACCAGCGTTTGTGGATTGGAGTACCCCGCTTGATTTAATTAATGGCGCCTTTCGTGGGTTAAATAACGTCGATTACACGGTAGAAAAAAACCTCGCTGATGCGTTTAGGCCATTAACAGCGGCGGCAGGTTTGGATAAATCGTGGGATGAGCGAATTAAAAATATCGGGCGTATCGGCGAAACCAGTAAGCCGGACCCGTTAACAACCAGCACTGTAGGGCAGCTATTAGATGGATTTGGCGAGGTTATAGCGCCAGCCGCAGTAGGGACTGCGTTGGGTGGACCAGTCGGAGCTGCTGGCTTAACTGCTGTAGCAACCACGCAGGTTAGATATGATGAGGCGCTTAAAAAAGGCGTTGATGATAATACTGCATTCGGAAAAGCGGCACTGGAGGGGGGCGTAAACGCCGTGGGTGTCATAATCCCCGCTGCCCCGTTTGCAAAAAGTCTCAGTACCCGATTGCTGGCCGGTGCTGCAAGTAATGCCGGATTGGGTGTTGCTCACCGCGCCGCAACGCATGAGTTGTTAGATCAGAATGGCTACAACGAAATGGCCCAGCAATACAGGGCGTTTGATAAAACTGCGCTGGCTACCGACATTATCCTTGGCACTGCGTTCGGCGGCCTAGCCCACCTTTCTGCACGGCCATCACCTGAAATTGTAGATGCTGCGATGACCGCCCGAGGCGCTGAACATTTCAGTGAATCTACCGCTCCCGGCCTACCCGTTGATATTGAATCCAGCGCAGTGCACCAAAACGCACTAGATCTGGCAATGCGCCAGCTTGACGCGGGCGAACGGGTTGATGTGTCGTCACTGGATGGAGTAAACGACGCAGCGTTCCTTCTTCACAACGAATCTACGGTTTCAGCAGAAACAATCCGTTTGCGCGGACTGGCAGACCAATTGCTGACCCGTGGAGAGCGCAAAGAGCTTCAGCAGGATATTCACAATCTGGAGTATTCGATCTCTCAGTTGGAAGCTGGCAGGGCTGAAATTGTAGCCAGGCGTACAGGTAATAGCAGCAGCGCCAGAATCAAGAGGAATGAACTGGATCAGATAGACTCTCAAATAGCCCCGCTCGCCAATGACCTGGCGGCAAAAAGAAATACTTTGCTAAATAACACGAAAGGGGGCGTTAACTTTGAAGCTAAAGCAGACTTATCACGACTTGAGCAGGGGATCGTTCCCGCATATTTGCGACTAATGCTGCGTGATGAAGCTGGAATAACAGATCGCACGCGGGAATCACCCCCCACAGCAGATACCTCACCACTGCAAGATAGCCCCGCCCCGATCGCTCAAGAGAACGCCCCCGGCGCTGATGGTATTAAGTACCCCCCATCGGTTGAGCGGTTAAGGGCGCTGGCGATAACTAACCCTGAGGCCAAAGTTATTTCAGCATTCGATGATGAAGGAACGCCGCTTCAGCAAAACATTACTGAGGTCATGGCTGACATTGATGCCAGTCTGCAAACAGCGCGCCGCGAATCCACCATGTTTGATACAGCTATATCTTGTTTTTTGCGTAGGGGATAACAATGCATCCAAATTGCATCCAAGAAGTAGAAATCGCTATCGGTCGAAAGCTGACAAAAAAAGAAACGGACGGGATAGAGACGACGATAAGTTACCACCTGCGGGAGCTGGCTAGAGAAGACCGCCAGCGTTTCAGCTCGTTATCTCAGCAAGACAGGCTAATGGAGGCGGCACAGCGCGCAATGGCCGCTCATACTCTGCGCGCTGAAAAAATCGCAGAGCGCCGGGCGCTTAATATGGTGGCTCAGGTTAAAAACGTTGAGGCACTAACTGAACGTGCCGCCGTTTTGGGCGGTAAAGCACCATTTCACAAGGCGCTGTTTGAAAGGTTGCGGCAACTGGATGTCCGCGTTCGAGGTGAGCGAGCGGCCGCATTCAGTGAAATAGTTGATACGATCAATGCTGTCGAACCCCGATTTCTCGGCCTGTTCGATAACCCCGTAGCGACAAAAGCGTTTATCTATGAAGTTTACGGGACCAATACTGGCAATCCGGTAGCTGCGAAAGCCGCAAAAGCATGGAACCAGCAGATTGAAGGGTTGCGCCAGCGCGCCAATTCAGCAGGAATGGATATCGGCAAATTGGATTATGGATACGTCCCGCAGCCGCACGATTTAACACTCATGGTTAAGGCGGGAAAAGAAAAATGGACTGACTTTATCCTGCCTACGCTCGATCGCTCCAGATACTTAAACGAAGATGGTACCGCGATGGATACCGGGCAGATGCGCGATTTTCTCGGCAAGGCTTATGACACGATTACGACCCAGGGAAATAATAAACTCGAACCCGGGCAGGTCGCTATGGGCAGCCGTGCATCTAAGGGCGACGAGTCACACCGCCAGATCCATTTTAATGACGCGGACAGTTATCTTAAGTACATGGATGCATACGGGCAGGGTACCGTTTTTGAGGGGATGCAAGGACATATTTTCGGTATAACGAAAGATATTGCGCTAATCGAAGAGATGGGGCCAAGCCCCAGCCGGACGTTTGATTTACTCAGGGATACAGCCACAAATAAGGATGCAATCAATCTACGGAAACATCCTGCCTCATCCCGTGAATTTGGTGCAACGCCGGAAATGGTGTGGGATACGCTAAACGGCTCGTTGAATATGCCTGTTGATGCTCGCTTTGCTGATATCAATCAAGGGATAAGGAATCTGTTAACCTCAACCAAGCTGGTGAGGGCTTTTTTATCGTCAATCACTGATGTTCCTACGCTAATGCTGGCCTCCGCGTACCATAACCTTCCGATGGGAAAAACGATGGTGAATACGTTAAGGAGCTTCAGTTCTGACTATCGTCAGGATGCCGCGCGGCTTGGTTTGGCGACAGACTCCATTATTAGTGATATGAGTCGGTTTCATGGTGAAAAGCTGACTCAAGGGTGGACGGGGAAATTAGCATCCGCGACGATGCGCGCTACGCTGCTGGAGGGATGGACTAACGCGATTCGGCGCGGTTTCTCTGTCACCATGATGTCAAAAATTGCATCAATGAGTAGGAATAATTGGGCGGTTCTTGATCAAGCAGATCGGGCGTTAATGATGCGCCGCGGTATTACGGAAAGCGATTGGGCGATGTGGCAGCAGGCAACACCGGAAAAATTTAAAGGGCAACCAATGTTAACGCCGCGCAGTATTCGCGCTATTAGTGGCGCTGATGATAGCGCCAAGAATTCAGCAATCAGTAAGTTGCTGGGCTTTATTAATGATGAATCAGAGTATGCGTCTCTTGGTCCAGATATTATGGCACGATCCGCGATGATGCAGGGCACGCAGCGCGGAACTGTGGGCGGTGAGTTGCTGCGGCATTTTATGCTGTTTAAGTCGTTTTCTTTCGGGATGATGTCTAGGCATTTACGGCGAGTCAGTGAGATACAAGAGGGGACGGGGAAGTTGGCATACTCCGCATCTTTGCTCGTTGGGACCACTTTGTTTGGTGCGTTGGCTATTCACTTAAAAGATATTGCAGATGGAAAAGATCCGCGCGATATGTCTACGGCTAAATTTGGTGTTGCGGCATTTCTACAGGGCGGTGGGATGGGCATCGTTGGCGATATGTTCTATACAGGAATGGGTGGCGACAGTCGGGGCGGACAACCTAACTGGATGAACTTGCTTGGTCCTGTGTTTGGTACGGGCGCTGACGCTGTCAATGTGACCCTCGGTAATGCAACCAAAGCCGCGTTAGGAAAAAACACGCATGCAGCGGCCGATTTGTTAAGGTTCACCAAGCAGAATGCTCCCGGCGTTAACTTTATGAACCTCTGGTATACCAAAGCCGCATTTGATCATGCATTCTATAACCAGATGATGGAAGAGGCGTCACCTGGTTATTTGCGCCGCATGAAAGACCGAGCGCGTAAAGACTGGAATCAGCGTTTTTGGTGGGAGCCAGGTGATGTCGCACCAAATAGGGCACCGGATTTAAGTAGAGCATTTGGGGATTAACATGACTAGAGATAGGTCGCTTTCGGGTATTGCAGGTTGGCTTAGATTTTTAGTAATAATAATTTTTATTGGCGGTACGTTTCAAATACTAATTAGCATTGGAGCCTCAGAGTGGAAAGACCTCGAAAGAGCAAGTCCTGAGTTAATATATCACTCTGGGTTTCAGAATTTACAGATGGCTGACAGAGCAGTCGGTTTTTTATCAGGCGCTATTTTGCTTTATGCCGGATTCCTTCTTCTAAAGAGAAAGGTTGCTAGCACTGTCGTATCTGTAAAGTTGATTGTTGGTGTGTTTTTCCCTTTGCTTATTTTGGTTAGATATATTGTGTCCCCTTACTTGTTTCTAGGATTACCCCCTGCTGAGGTTTTGGCTGAACCGGGAGTGCCTAAAGATATAGCCAGAACTTTTATCTGGGCGGCTATATGGGTTTCCTATTTACACCGTTCCAATAGGGTAAAGAACACATATCAATAGTCAGAAAACCGACCACCTGCCTCAAACTTGCAAATACGTTTTGTATGGCTTAGGTTTGTAGATGACGCTATAGTTAGTAAAATCTAAAGCAACTAGCACCTTCATAGCATGCATGCACCAGAGCCAAAAACCAACGATTTGCTTGATAAATTAAGACCCTCCATAACTGATCGCCATGCTCACCTTAGTGAGTTTGAGTTGAGAATGTTATCTAGGGACGCTCAGCGTATTGAAATTTTGAGTCAAAGATGGTCAATTGAAAGCATGATTGCCTTTGTGAAAGGCGATATAGATGAAGGTGTTAGGCTCAGTGAGAAAGCTATAGCGCAGGATCCTTGTTTATCACCATGCTGGACTAACTATGCAACGGCATTGCGCGCTCGTGGTTTTTATGTTCGTGAATGGGATGTCGTAACTCGAAGTCTTAAGTATAGACTGCCTTTGGCCTTGTCATACGCCCACACGCTTGCAGCTGAATGGGCTGATCTTGAACGATTGGACGAAGTTTGCGCCATAATCGAAAAAATGGAGTTGGCCGATAATATGAGTGCTGCTCTCTTGGATGTTTACAACTTCTTCACTGATAAGCATAAACTACTCAAGAGCGCCGGAGAAGAAACATCTTCCGAACTTGCGGTTATGGCTGCTGTGGTCCGACAGTTGGCTGAGGATGAACGGTTACCTTCAATCGTTACCAGGATAACTCATGATGGTGAAGGTCTATATGGCTTAGTTTGTGGGGTGGATACCATAGATCCGTATTACTTACTTAAACTGGATAACATGCTTTTCGACAGACTGATTGCTCAAGGCATTAAATCAAAAAACTGTATTGCGTTTTTCGAGTCTATAGCTGAGGAAGAGTAGTTATGTCTGTAAGTGTGGATTGTTTTTTAGATATAGCTAAGAGTTCTTTAGAAAACAACGGCGAACAGTGGACGAGAAACGCTATAAGCCGTTCGTATTATTTCATGTTTCATTCTGTGAAAAGCGTTATCAGCGGCCAAGTCCCCGATAAAGATAAAGCAGGTAATCGGCTTCCTTTCGGGGAGCACAAAAGGTTAAGTGAGTATCTTTGCTGTGGGGATGCTGCGGCTGCTTATTCTCTTGATGTCGCTACTACTGAAAAAATCGGAATGAAATTGAGAGCCGCACACCTGAAACGTTGCGATGCTGATTATGCTTTGGAAAAGAAAATAAACAGAATTGACGCAATAACGATGATTGCTTCTGCCGAGGAATTAGCGCAAGACGTTAATAGCCTTTGCGTACCCTGATAGTCAGGATTCCGACCACTAACCCGTAGCATCATAGCCTCATGTTTATCATGGGGCTTTTTTTATGAATGACGATTACAAATCCCGCCTTACCGTACTGAGCGACAAACTAACCGATACCGTGCTTACAGAAGCCGATCCGGATAACTGGCCGGGGGCTGGCAAGACCATCGACAAACACACCAAACAGGAGCGCGGCGATCGGTACTGGTTCAAGAAAAACGCGGCGGCCACGCTAACGTTACTGACTAAGGTTCACTCTCTTATCGGTATTCACGCGCGCGGAGGGGCGCCGAAAGAGGGCGGTAACGATGATGAGGCTTTCGAGTTAGGCCAGCAGGTGGCAAAAGCAGAGCGTGCAGCCGCGGCAATTATTGAGCGCATCCAGAAAGGCAAATGATCTCATTTGTCGCTTTCTTCATCATCTGGGCGGAGCGCATGGGCTGGGATGTGCCGGACTGCCACTATCGCGCCTGTCACTGGCTGGAGCATCGCGGCGATCTGGCGGTGCTTCGCTGCTTTCGTGGTTTCGGTAAATCAACGATTCTTGCTGTGTATAACGCGTGGCGTTATTACCGCGACAACACCTATCGAATTCTCCACCAGTCAGAGTCTGACGGTACCGCATACAAAACCAGCCGCGACACGCAGAACGTGATCCGCAATCATCCGTTGACCAAAGGCATGTTACCGGACGGGCAGGGAACCGTTGAACAATGGTGGGTTAATAACGCACTGGATAAACGAAATGCCAGCATGTACGCCAAAGGCATTCTATCCAACGTGACATCCGCACGCGCCGACGAGTGCCAGAATGATGACGTGGAAGTGCCGCGCAATATTCAGACGCCAGAGGCGCGTGAAAAACTCCGGTATCGGCTGGGCGAACAAACTCACATTCTGGTACCGGGTGGGAGAAAGCTCTATATCGGTACGCCGCATACCCACGACAGCCTTTATGATGAGGTGGAAAAGATGGGCGCTGACTGCCTCACGATAAAACTGTTCCATCACGAATATCGGATCGAAGAAAAGAAAGCCAAAAAAACACGCTACCTGATAAATTTTTGTCCTGAGTATGTTTTCGTTGGCATCCATAATGGCGCACGTCTTCTGACTGAGGGGGTTGATTACCAACTGACGGCGTACGGCATAGAGTTTGCTGAGCCGCCAGATATGCTGGTGGACTGTTACGCAGGGTGCGAATGGCCAGATCGATTCACGCGTAAAGAAATGCTAAAACGCAGGAAAGAAACCCGCACGATAAATGAGTGGGATAGCCAGTATCAGCTGCACAGTAAACCAGTTGGTGATGTTCGCCTTAACCCTGATCGCATCCGTGAGTATGCCGTGCAGCCAGAAGTGCGTTATGCCAATGGCGGCTGTTCAATGTGGCTGGGTAATCTGCAAATTGTTGGGGCGGTGGCGTGGTGGGATGTCGCCAGCGGCAAGGTGAAAGCCGACGCCAGCGCGTTTTCCTTAATGCTTACTGATGCGCGAGGGCATTTGTATTGGCACGTCTGCCAGGCACTAACGGGTGAACTGGCCGAGTTCGACGAGAAAGACAAGATTGTTGGCGGGCAGGTGGTACAGATTCGTGATCTTGTGACTAAGTATCAAATCCCCCGCGTTGTCGTTGAAGTAAATGGCCCCGGATCGTTTGCCGGAAAACTGCTGCGTCAGGCACTGAAAGGCACAGGGTGCGGCGTTCAAGAAGAGTTTTCCACTACCAACAAACAGAAGCGCATTCTTGATGCGTTTGAGGCTCCGCTCTCGTCTAAATTCCTGTGGGCGCACAGCGATGTACTCGACGGCCCGATGTATGACCAGATGCGCGACTTCAACCCAGCAGTAACCGATCAGCCGGACGATTATATAGACTCCGGTGCGGGGGCAATAAGTCAGACACCAGTACGAATAGGAAAGTTAGTCGGGAAACCGACCGCGGGGGCGCGGGAAAATTGGCAGCCATACGATGGCGATTGTGAGGTCGCTACAGACTACTAATCTGAGGCTGACAAGATGGCTGTTCCAGAACAAACCCCCTATAACATCTACACCGCCAACGGCGTTACCACTGTTTTCCCGTATGAGTTCTATATCCTGCAAACTGGCGATTTGGCAGTTTCCATCGATGGGGTTGCGGCTAGTGGCTTTTCGGTGTCAGGTGTTGGTACCGTAAACGGCGGTGAAGTGGCGTTCCTTATCGCCCCTGCATCTGGCAGCAAAGTAATGATCGAGCGAATTATTCCCGCTACGCGCACCACGGACTATCAAGATAATGGCGACATGCTCGCCAGTACTATTAATCAGGATTTCGATCGGATCTGGATGGCGATCAAACAGGCATTTGTTTCCCTCGGAGTTTCGTTATTGCGCCCGATTTTTGGCGGGCCATTCAATGCCACGGGGTATCGAATCGCTAACTTGAGCGACCCGATCAAAGATCAGGACGCAGCAACGAAAAAGTGGGTGCAAGAGCAAGACTTTTCTTTGCAATCCAGATCACTGCGCGTTTCAGACTCCAACATTCCACCTCTGCCGAATGCCGCAGAGCGCGCCAATAAAGTTCCTGCGTTTGATGGTGCGGGTAACCCCACCGTAATGATACCTGCATCCGGCTCTGCCGCTGATGTCCTGATTCAATTAGCACAGTTTGACGGCTTCAAAAATGTTGGCGGATCACATGTGTTCAGAATGACGCTAGCTCAAGCAAAATCATTTTCTGCATACGCAGTGAATCAGCGCGTATTCATCACCGATATTGGCTATCTATTCAGATTTAATCCTACACGCAACATTATTCCAGGCCAGCCGGCATCAGGTATATCCACTGACGACGAACTACATAAAATAGTGGCAGGCGGCGGTATGCTTGAGTTTGACGATTACGACAAGTTGAGCAGCATTGAGTCGCAAAACTACGCTAAATACCTGTCGCGCCTGCGCACAAATAAATCGATCGGGCTTGTTGCGTACGGCGACTCAATAACGTGGGGGCAGCGCCCGGACGGCGGACAATACCCGCTGCACTATCCAGCGCAGATCGCGCAAACCATGTCTACCCGCACACAGTGTGCGTGGACTAGCCAAAACATGGCGTCGCCGGGTGATCGTGCGCTGACAAATTACGTCAGAACAATCAATGACGGCACGGCAGGGCATATTTCTACGATCATGCTTGGCGTTAATGACATTAAAGCAGCAACGGACAACGGAAATAACCCTGAGGATATAGAGGGGGACGGACTATATAGCGTCAAAAATTATGCTGTAGTGATGCGAAAATTCGTGGCACGCGAACTGCTGCGCGGGCGATGTGTGGTGGTACTAGGTACAACGCAATGGGTCAGTGCTGCCAACCCATCACCAATGAGTAACATGACGGAATGTTATCTATCTAAGACATATGATTCCGCTGCTAATGCTGTCGCTAGTGAATTTGGATGTATGTTTGTTGACACTATGCGTGACGTGATTCAGCAGTTCGGAATTAGTGAGTCATGTCATGATGGCCTACACCTGAGAGGGGACTTTTTGCCTATTATCGGTAAACGATTCGCGTGCGTGTTCATGCATCAGGACTATAAAAAACCCCGAAAAATTTCCTCGGGCGATGTGTTTATTCCCGGATTTTTTCAGAATCCAATATCATCGAATCGAACAATAACCCACAGTTCGTTTACTAACGGATCATCCCCACCGTTCGGTGGTGCCGCAAACAATCCAGAGGCTATGGGCGTACTGCTGCCAAACGATGCGACCGGTGGTAACGTAACGTTCGCTTTGTATATTGATACAGATAACCTGGTTGCGTACCCGTCAATAAATTCAGACGGGACGCCGTATACGCTTGATGTGATCGCTGATGATGGTGCAACTCAGCCTGATTACCCGTCTGATGTGGAGATAATCCCTGTATTACGTGATCGTCAATATATTGTATCTGGTCGATCCGTTGGTGGTTCAGCACCAAAAAATCGCGCGACTGAAAAATACACAGTTCAGCGTGTGAATGGCTGCTACATGCACTTTACTACGCGCGGCTGGCATATGCTGACGTTCGCCGTTGGGCAAAACGCTGGTGTTGCGGCGGTAGAAGGGGTTGTTTTTGATAGCTGGTCGAACGTGAGGAATAACGATGTGTACGGCGGCGTGTCTGGAACCCTGTTCAGACGGGGGGTCGCAAGCACAATGACCGGATTTGTGAATGCGTGCACGTCAGAAGCCACTGGCGTTTTTGACGTAGCAATCAGTAATCTTGTGCCTGAAAATTATCGCGTCGAAGTTGAGTACACTGAAGACGCGGCGCTCATTCATCATCGCGTGATATTTAAAGCTGAAGGATCTTTCCGCATCCAGTTCTATAACGCCGCTGGCGCGCTCGTCAATCCCACTTCATTTAGAGTGACCGTTTTAGGCGGTCGATAATCGGTCAGGAAACCGACCGCTATTACATTGAACATACGCATTACTAATAATAATGGGGTGCGTATGCAAAATGAACGAAAACGGCGGTAACACTTATTTTTGGTCGTGGGCAACTGGTGCGCTCACGGCCTTATCACTTCAAGACATGATTTTCGCGCTAGGCGCTATATTCACAGCGATATTCACTGTCTACACATACCGCTCAAACGACAGGAAAAATAAAGCACTGGCTGCGGAGGCGCGCAGGCAGACAGAAATACTTGAACACCTCGCAAGCATTCAACAAATCACACCAAAAGAGTTCATTGCGGCTACAAGAAACATAAAAGGCGGCACAGATGAGCAAGTTTAAATCCCGCCTCAGCGCGGCGATGCTGGCTCTGATTGCTGCTGGTGCGTCAGCTCCTGTCCTTCTCGACCAATTTTTGATTGAAAAAGAAGGTTTTCGGCTGGTGGCCTACCCAGACGGCGGGGGCATCTGGACAATCTGTGACGGCCTGACGACATATCAGGGCCGGAAAGTTGTTGCAGGGATGAAGCTAACGGCTGAGCAGTGCCGCACTGAATCATCGCGCCGACACAAAGAAGCCCTGTCTTGGTTACAGAAAAATATCAACCCCACTGTATACGTCACGCTGACTGAACCTCAGAAAGTGGGCATTGCGTCGTTCTGCTATTGGAACCTCGGTTCAGGTCGATGCACGACAGAAACAACGTTCTGGCCGCGTCTGAACGCTGGAGATAAAAAGGGCGCGTGCGAGAGCATAAAATGGTGGATTAAGGATCGGGGGCGTGATTGCCGCATCCGGTCGAACAATTGCTACGGCCAGGTTGAGCGGCGCGATCAAGAATCGGAGCTGACGTGCTGGGGATTGGACGGATGAAAATTCTACCGTCATGGGCAATAGTTGGTCTGGCGCTGGTGGCTGGATTTATCTCTGGTCTGTACGTTCAGGGCCTGCGGTGGGATACGGATGTTGCGCAGCGGGATAAGCAGCAGTCGGAAGATATTAGCGCCAGTCAGCAAGCGGTTATCGCTGGGCAGTCACTTCAGTTTCATCACTACAACGAAATCGCCAGGCAGGCGAATCAGTATGCCATCACCATCAAGGGTAAATCGGATGAAAAACAAATTATTTACCGGACAATTATTAAACGTGACCCAGTTAGTGGTAAGTGCGTGCCTGATGATGTTGCTGATCGGCTGCTCGACTACACGCACCGTTTACGTGCCAGCGCAATGCGTACCACTGCCAGCGGAACTGACACAGCCAGTGCTGGTGCCGCTGCCACCGGCTGCCGACTGACATACGCACAGGCTGTTTACTGGATTGACCCGTTACTGACGACGATTGACCAGGCTAATAGCCAACTATCAGGCATAAGCGAAACTGAACGCAGATAACGGAATGAGGTAGCACAAGTGAACATTATCCCTATCTCATTCCGCGATGCGTGTGATTTCGTCAGTAGGTTGCATCGGAACAACAAACCACCAGTAGGCCAAAAATTCAGTATTGGGCTGCGTGACTCAAGCGAAAACCTGGTAGAGGTTGGCGATGGCAGACCGTCCGGGGGCTTGTTTTCCCCCGTTAAACGTCTCGACATTAACGATGCTGGGACGATTAAACGCGCAGTAGCTGCGTGGATCAATGACGGAGGCGTGTTCAAAAAACTGTTTCCAGCTGGCCCCGTTGATATTGCCGATTCTGATATTTTTGATGCTGATAACTCTGTTAAACGTTGGACTGGAATGACAGTTTCGGCACAAAAATATTGGATGATAGAAATCAGTATTCCTGTAGTCGCGTCAGGAACGCTGTATTTTTACGACACGTCAGCAACACTGATTGCGATTTGATTACGCAAAAAATGACAGACGCCCGGCTATGATGTCGAGCACGTCTTCGAGTGTGGGAACAGGATCAATGTGAATCGCTGGCGCGTCAATTTCTCCGACGCGCCAGCGACATAAAACCCGACCTGAGTCGGGTGGTTTCTATCTGTTTTTTTTAGATTTGGTATTGTATTTTTCAAGCAGTACCGCAAGTTGCTCGCGCTTTGCCGGCCTCGGTAACGTGTTTCTTACATTGCTTCTTTTTTGCGCCTCAGCAACCCTATCTCCAAAATATTTTTTGAATATTTCGTACTCTCCGCAACTATCGGAATCAACATCATAAAACGACAGTTTTCCATAGATGGCACAAAGCCAGTCAGCACATTGAATGGTTTGGTAAAGCTTGCTATCAACTTGAACTGGCGCTTCAAGAAGTTGGTACTTATCTTCCTGATGCATCTCGTAAATGGCTTCTTTTACAATCTCGCTTCTCATCTCGTGGTCATCCATGAATATCAAGAACTGTGCATCTTGATTCTTGAATTCATTGTCCAATCTTTTGATTACTTCTTTGAAGCTAGATTTATACGTGCGCTGGGGGTTATGCTGCTCGCAGCCAATGCGTTTAGCTTCCCCAACATAAAAAAGAAATCCGCCATACTTTGTGATTGTGTTTATTATTCTATTTGTGCTTCTGGTTAGCTGATCTTTATACTTAATTAGATTCTTTACAGAATACTGCTTCGACCCCTTCTTCTCCCAACATGAAAGTTGGAATCTCTCACCATTCGCCTGCGCTTTTTTTCGCGCCTCTGGGATGTCATAAGCATTAAAAAGCTGCTGTTTTAGTTTGAAAAAGTAATGAGAGAAGTCCCTTACCCTGCTTGCTGGAATGACAAATCCACCCAACCCAAATACAGGGTGAGTGTTGTGCTGCGGATGGGATTTGGATATGTAGGGGCCGTCATGGCCAAACTCATCAAGGTAAACTATGTAAATATTCGACATTCCCATGCCTCACATACACGGAAGCCCGACTAAAAAGCCGGGCCCCGGAATCAGCAGCAGAAGTTTTACCCCCCGCCTCTGATTGAAAGTATAAGCCCATGAATGGCAATGTCAACTTCATGAAGTTAATTTTTAAATAAAGTCAACAAAGCAATATTTTCATGAAAGTGAAATAAATTAATTAAAAATCATAAGCTTAATAAACATTATCGAGAAATTAGGAAAAATAATTTGGTGCTTAGTTCTTAATTTTTAAACTCACATCCCGATAACAGCATTCACTACGCCAGAGGCCATTAGTACGCTTCCGGCAATGGAGAGTGCTTTATTTTTTCTGGTCATCCCAAGAGTGAGAAGAACGACCGCCATCGCTAAAAATGGAATGGCGGTGATACTGAATGTGTTCAACGAACCTCTCCCTACACATACCTGCTTATGCAGTGGCTAGCAGCCAGTCTTACGGTGAACTATTTATCGCCGCTAAACCTCACTTGACTCTAACATATCGTCATTAAATTTCTAGTTGCCAAGCATTAACCACTCACAGGATTCGTCAAACATCTCTTCAACAACGCGAGCAATAATCGCTTTATCCGATTTGCTGGCGTCGGTGTTAATACCGTTCGCCTGCATGGGCTTGGCTTTCACTGAGGCATCAGGGAAGACGCGATGAACTCGCTTTGTTAACTCACCCTCAATTAGTGAGTGAGCATTACGGATGCTGGAGACGTTGCGCTTATCGTAGATCAGTTCAACAAACATTGTGGGATACCTCACTATAAATAACTGTGTTTATATACAGTAATTCATTGCAAGGATACTGAAAAGTGGTTCTGCAAAACTATTTTTTATTACATGAATATCAATAGCTTGCAAAGTCGAATGTTATCTATTTTTTTGTGATTAAAATAGGCGGTAATTCATTATATAACAAGGAGTTAAATAATTACTTGCCGCCTACTGAAGCAGTACATCGAGAAGCATTCTCCGCTGGATGCAGAAGCCTACGCACCGAAAGGTGAGATCGTTTATAAATAACGGGTAATGATGGCGGTTTTTGTCTCTATTGCTGATGACTTAAGCCGCCATTTTTTCTGGGACGAGTTCTTAGTGGCTGTGCGGCATTTAGCCCTTTCATTGCAAAAATGAAGTGAACCTAATTTGCTGATTTAATTGATTAAATAATCTTATGTTTAGTAAAGCGCTTTAAAATAACAGACACGCCAAATAAACGATACTCCTGATGCACCCTCACTAACGGAGTAGTCGGTACTATGAAAAGCGTAAATATTGAAATCAATGTCTGTGGCAGCGCAGAAAAATCAACGTGTGTTGTTAATCCCCCAATTCAGATCAATCCTCACACCTGTTGCCAGGTGGATACGGATAATCAGTGCGAACCGCAACCTGGCGTTTCCGGTGTTGCCTCCGTATTCGGACGGACTGGCGTTGTCACTGCACAATCAGGCGACTATACGGCCGATCAGATTACTGAAACGGCCACCAGAAAGTTTGCCTCGCCGGATGAAAAAGCGGTCTGGAATGCAAAACAGGATGAGTTAATTTCCGGTACTACTATCCGCACGGTCTTTGGTCAGTCGCTGCTGGGCAGCGGTGATGTTTCACCTACGCCAGCGCAAATGGGTGTCGCGGCGGTTGGGCATACTCACACCACAGCGGACATCACCGACTACACATCAAAAACGAAGCAGCTCATTCATTCCTCGCTGGAGGCCGGGGCGGGCGTCACGCTGAGCTATAACCCGGTGAATGAGAAAACCATTATCAGCGCTGCAGGCGGTGGTACGGGTTCGGGTACGGGCGGCTCTGGCTATATCGTTGCCGATCGTCAGGGTGCAACGGCAGGACAAAACCACGCGTTCAGCATTCGTCCACAAAATACATTTAATCTCGCGGCGTACGCGCTGAAAGAAGTCGCTGGCGCAGCGAATCAGACTTATGTTGTTGACGATTTCGGCGTGTCTAGCGAAGAGAACTACAACGTAACTCATGCTGCTGTTTTTGATAATACATTACGCCCCTATGTCGGAAAGCTATATAACCTGGTGCAATCCGGTAATTTTTATTCGTCACCAATTAAATCAGACGGTGAAAGCATTGAAATTGATGCTGTTAATAAAACGCTGATTCCTGTGATGACAGCAAATAATAGTTCAGTTGGCTACACGGTTGACGCATCGTCTGAGTATTCAGTGCAATACGCGGCGTGGACAGCATTCAACGGAACGTTAAATCGATACTGGGCATCCAAAACCGTACCAACAGTGGCTAACCCACATTGGCTGCGTATTACTATGGCGGCTCCTGCATTAATTGATACATACAGAATAACAAACGAAAACCTGAATCCTGGGCCACTCAGCCCGAAATCGTGGACGTTTCAGGGGAGTAATGATGGTACAACGTGGCATACATTACATACGGTATCTAATGATACTCGCGATGGGAAGGGGGCGGTTCGAGAATATACGTTCACCAATGACACGCCGTATTCATCATTCCGTATTTTAATAACCGAGCAAAATGCTGGTCCACACGTTCAAATTGGGGAGCTTGAAATATTCCGCAGAGAGCGACTGTTGATTAACGGCAGTGATGGTAAGTGGTATTCAGCGAATAATGGGGTATTAACATCGGTCCCAGCACCATCTGTGGCGGAAGATTTTTATAATAATGGTTTTTTGTCATCTGGCGTCATACCTGAATCATCATTGTCAGGAATACAGCCAGTAACGATTTTTTCATCAAAAAATATTGATGCAAAAGTGCTATATACACCGCCTCCTCAAATTGCAATACAGAAAGCCCTGTCGAGTGCGGCGTTATGGCCACAAATAAACTCCGCAGTGCTGACAGCTACGCAAACTGGCAACGGTAAAGTGCGTGTCGCTGTCACGCGGGACTTAGTGAACTGGCATGTGTGGCGGAGCGGGGCGTGGGTTGATGTGGGGGCGTTGTCAGTAGATACGACGAGCGCAACGAAACTGATTGCAGACGGCATGACGCCAGCTGAACTCGGCGCTATTACGGCGGCACAGTGGACACAGCTGTTTGCATCCAATAACGGTGTGCCGGACTCACTTGCCTTTGCGTTCGCGCTTGATATCACCGCTCCGGCGACTGATGTCGCGGCTATTGACCGACTGGTGCTGAACGTCAACGATGCGTCCAGTTGGAAGCTGCAGTCCCCCGCGGAAGTGGAAATCCGCTGGCGCACGGACAGTGTGACATTCCGCACCGTAACGGCAGGCAATTACAAGCTGGCGTATCAGGTTCCATAATTTTTCTTCCGATTAGCTATTCCACTGGCCGCTATTTTGCGGCCATTTTTGCTTCTGTTTTTTATATAAAAGGAAACGATGGATTAGTAAAGTGCGTTGAAATAATACACTGGGAAAATAAGTGAGACTCCTTATTCCTTTTATTAATGGAGTCATCAATACCATGAAAGATATCAATATCGAAATTAATGTTTGTGATAGTACAGGTAAAGCAACATGTACCGTTCATCCCCCTGTTTGCTGCCATTCAGATAATGGCGGCGGGCAAGAGCCTGGCGTTACCGGCGTTGCCTCCGTATTCGGACGGACTGGCGTTGTCACTGCACAAGCTGGCGACTACACGGCCGATCAGATCACTGAAACCGCCACCAGAAAATTTGCTACGCCGGATGAAAAAGCGGTCTGGAATGCAAAGCAGGATGAGTTGATTTCCGGTACCACTATCCGCACGGTCTTTGGTCAATCGCTGCTGGGCAGCGGTGATGTTTCACCAACGCCAGCACAAATGGGGGCTGCTGCCATTGGACACACCCATACCACAGCGGACATCACCGACTACACACAAAAAACAAAACAGCTTATCCATTCCTCGCTGGAGGCTGGGGCGGGCGTCACGCTGAGTTATAACCCGGTGAATGAGAAAACAGTTATCAGCGCTGCAGGTGGTGGTTCCGGTAGCGGTGGCTCTGGCTATATCGTTGCCGATCGTCAGGGCGCAACGGCAGGGCAGAATCACGCGTTCAGCATTAGCCCACAAAGCACGTTTAATCTCGCGGCGTATGCGCTGAAAGAAGAAGCGGGTGCAGCAAATCAGACTTATGTCGTTGATGACTTTAATGCATCAAGTGAGCCTAATTATAACGCGACGAGTGCGGTTGTTTTTGATGGTACGATGCATCCAGATATTGGCGGAAGCGTAGAGCTTGTTAAAGACGGTGAGTTTTATTCATCAGAGATTAAAGCAGGCAATCGTGCTGTCTCAGTTAGTATACCAAGCGGGTCAATTGTACCAGCAATGACTTCTGATTCAGATCGTGGTTATATTGCATCGGCATCCTCAATATATTCGCCATCGTATCCTGCATATATTGCATTTGATAGAAATGACTCCAGCCCAAATAACGTGCGTGACTGTTGGGCCTCAAATCAGAGGCCGACAGACAGTAATCCACAGTGGTTGTGCTTAAAATTCCCTAGTCATCAATTTATTACTGAGTATGCAATCACAAACCGTGTATATGCAGGGCTGTCAAATCCCAGATCGTGGCAATTACAGGGTAGCAATAACGATAACGATTGGAGCACTCTACATACTGTATCAAATGATGAAAATAACACTTCGGGCGCTGTCCGCCGATTTACAGTATCTGCTCCAGGGCGATACGTGTCGTATCGATTATTGTTCACGGCATCAAATGGCGGCGATAATTTTGTTTGTATCAAAGAATTATCTTTGTTCACAGGCTCAAAGATGTTACTGAAAGCTGGTGAACAATGGTTTACCGTGAAAAATGGCATTTTGTCTAATGTTCCGGTTCCATCCAGCGCCAGTGATTTTATTCGTGATGGTTTTACAACATCAGGAAATATCCAACAATATCCATCTGGCAGTATATATTCAGGGGAGGGGATACATGTTGACGTTCTTTACACGCCACAATCCCAGATATCAATTCAGCGCTCTTTGCTTTCTGCTGGTTTTTGGTCACAGATTAATTCCGCCACGTTAACAGCAACACAGACGGGCAACGGCAAAGTCCGTGTTGCTGTGACGCGGGACTTGGTGAACTGGCATGTCTTGCGCAACGGGGCGTGGGTTGATGTTGGAGCGCTGTCAGCCGATACGGCAGGGGCTACGACGTTGATTGCAGACGGTATGACGCCAACTGAACTCGGCGCTATTACGACAGCACAGTGGACGCAACTGTTTGCATCCAGTAACGGTGTGCCGGATTCGCTTGCCTTTGCCTTCGCGCTTGATATCACCGATCCAACGGCCGATGTCGCGACCATTGACCGACTGGTGCTGAACGTCAACGATGCGTCCAGTTGGAAACTGCAGTCCCCTGCGGAAGTGGAAATCCGCTGGCGCACGGACAGCGTGACATTCCGCACCGTAACGGCAGGCAATTACAAACTGGCGTATCAGGTTCCGTAATTTGTCTTCCGATTAGCTATTCCACTGGCCGCGTATCTCGCGGCCTTTTTTATTCTGACTTTTATATAAAAGGACATAGCAGATTAGTAAAGTGCTTTAAAATAATGCCCCGGTTAAATAAGTGATACTCCTTATGCCTTTTATTAACGGAGTCATCAACACCATGAAAGACATCAATATTGAAATCAATGTTTGTGACAGCACAGGTAAAGCAACATGTACCGTTCATCCCCCTGTTTGCTGTCATTCAGATAACGGAAGCGGTCAAGAACCCGGTGTCTCGGGTGTTGCCTCCGTATTCGGGCGTACCGGTGTCGTAACCGCACAATCCGGTGACTACACGGCCGATCAGATCACCGAAACCGCCACCAGAAAATTTGCTACGCCGGATGAAAAAGCGGTCTGGAATGCAAAGCAGGATGCATTAATTTCTGGCACCACTATTCGCACGGTCTTTGGTCAATCGCTGCTGGGCAGCGGTGATGTTTCACTAACGCCAGCACAAATGGGTGTTGCTACTGTCGGACACACCCATACCACAGCGGACATCACCGACTACACACAAAAAACAAAACAGCTTATTCATTCCTCATTGGAAGCGGGGGCGGGCGTCACGCTGAGCTATAACCCTGCGAATGAGAAAACCATTATCAGCGCTGCGGGCGGTGGTTCCGGTAGCGGTGGCTCTGGCTATATTGTTGCCGATCGTCAGGGCGCAACGGCAGGACAAAACCACGCGTTCAGCATTCGTCCACAAAATACATTTAATCTCGCGGCGTATGCGCTGAAAGAAGTCGCTGGTGCAGCAAACCAAACTTATGTTGTTGATGACTTTAATGCCTCAAGTGAGCCCAATTACAACGCAACAAATGACGTTATTTTTGACGGTATAGCCAGCCTTTATACTGGTTCAAATTACCAGTTAACACCAGATGGAGAATTTTACTCTGCTGAAATAAAAGCGGATGGAGAGTTGATAAGCATTCTTCAGAAAACATCGACAACACCAGTCACAGCGGAAAGCATCATTCCTGTAATGACAGCGAATAACGCGCCAGCGGGCTATGAAGCAATCGCAAGCTCAAACAGTAGAGACCCGCAGGCCGGATCTGCAATATATAAAGCGTTTAACCGATCTCAGGTTGGGGGGACTGATTCATGGACTAGCGATGGTGCACCTTCCGTGTCATCGCCACAATGGGTCGGCGTAAAGCTCCCTGCGTCCGTGCTTGCTAAAGGCTATTCCGTTGTGACCCGTAATCAGTTCGGGTATTCCAATTCGCCGCGTACCTGGACGTTTCAGGGGAGTCATGATGGGGTGACATGGACGGTATTACACTCTATTACAAATGATACCCAGAATGTTCCTGGGCAGAAACGTACGTATGTTATTAATAACGATATCAGTTATCAATATTATCGTATTCATATCACGCTAGCGAACTATGGAGTATTATCATCATTCGTCGGTGTTGATGAATTGGAAATTTATGAATCCCTGGATAAGTTTGTAATTAATTACGGCGGTAAAAATTACGGTGTCAATAATGGATTATTGGAAGAGATTGTCGGTGAATTAACCGCGGAAAAAATTAGTTCACAGGGAATTGGCGGCGTTAATAACCTGCCATCATTATTCACTAGCCCTGTGAAAGTCATCTCCAATTCGGAAATGAATATTGAGACGAAATACACGCCATACTCACAGATTCTGACCCAGTCAGCGTTGACGTCATTAGCCAGTTATAGCCAGATCAATGCCGCAACGTTAACGGCAACGCAGACGGGCAACGGTAAAGTCCGTGTTGCGGTGACGCGGGATTTGGTGAACTGGCATGTCTTGCGCAACGGGGCGTGGGTTGATATTGGAGCGCTGTCAGCCAATACGGCAGGGGCTACGGCGTTGATTGCAGATGGTATGACGCCAACTGAACTCGGCGCTATTACGGCGGCACAGTGGACGCAACTGTTTGCATCCAGTAACGGCGTGCCGGATTCGCTTGCCTTTGCCTTCGCGCTTGATATCACCGATCCAGCGGCCGATGTCGCGACCATTGACCGACTGGTGCTGAACGTCAACGATGCGTCCAACTGGAAAGTGCAGTCCCCCGCGGAAGTGGAAATCCGCTGGCGCACGGACAGCGTGACATTCCGTACCGTAACGGCAGGCAATTACAAACTGGCGTATCAGGTTCCGTAA